CATAATTCACAAACATTGAAACAGCGTCTGAGAACGCATAGAAAGAAAGGAGCATTTAATATGCCAGTACTTAGCGGAAAGGCCCATTGGGCATCTATCTCTTCACCTAACACAACTTTCGAGCCAGTGTTTACCATTGACTTGTCATTGGAAGGTGATCAACTTGAGCAAGCAAAGAAGCTTGGTCTAAAGGTCAAAAACAAGAATGATGACCGTGGACAATTCGTTACCATCAAGCGTAAGCTAAAGCGTAAAGATGGTACAGACAACAAGGCACCATCTCTCAAAGATGGTAACAAGCGTGACATCACAGGTACTCTTGTTGGTAACGGTTCTGATGTAAACGTCTTGTTCAAAACCTACGAGTGGGAGTATGCAGGTAACACTGGAATCGGCACTGACCTTCAGGCTGTTCAGGTTGTTAACCTTGTACCTTACGGTGATGACGATGACTTTGATGTTGTGCCGGGTGGCTACAATGCAGAAGACGCTTCCTTTGACGATGACATTCCATTCGGAACATCGGTAGCCTAACAACATCAAACAGGGAGCAGCACATATCGATTGATGGCTGTGGGCTGGATTGCGTTTGGGTGGGTACGCCAGCATTTATTTAACAACGAAGGGAGCATTTCATTATGACAGACTACAATAAAATAATGAGCGATCTTCAGAAAAAACAGGAATGGAGAGATGTTGTGTTTACTGAAGACGATCTTGTAAAACAAGCAAACAAACAATCCGACATGGTAAACAGTCCTGCACATTACAATCAGTCTGGCATTGAGTGTATTGATGCAATAGAAGCTGCACTTGGTCCTGACGGATTCAAATATTATCTTCAGGGTAACATCATGAAATACCTGTGGCGTTATCGTTACAAGAACGGAACTGAAGATTTGAAAAAGGCACAGTGGTACACTAACAGACTTATAGAAAGGGAAACTGATGGCTAGTATAGACACATTAGTAGAAGACATATACAAAACGCTTGAAGCGGAAAACAATATGGCTTCTATGAAGAACAAAGAATCCCTAGAAAAGTTTGGTAGGGAGATTATGTCAGTTGCTCGTAGGGCTTTGTCCGAAGGCACACGAGAAAGAAAGACAACACTTCGTATGTCACAGATTGGCAAACCTGATAGGCAGCTATGGTATGACATGCAGCAGGGTATTGAAGCTGTTGAGATTGATGGTCAGACAAGACTTAAATTTCTGTATGGAGAAATCCTTGAAGCACTTCTTGTTTTGTTGGCAGAAGTTGCTGGTCACGAAGTGACAGAACAGCAGAAGGAAGTTGATGTTCTTGGTGTCAAAGGACACAAGGACGGACGTATCGATGGTGTCTTAACGGACATCAAGTCTGCGTCACCTTATGCTTTCAAGAAGTTTAAGGAAGGCACACTTCACACTGACGATCCGTTTGGTTACATTGCTCAGATCTCTGGCTATGCAGAAGCTGACAATGATAGTCAGGCAGCATTCTTAGCTATTGATAAATCTTCAGCAGAGATTGCTCTAATGAAGATTGAATCAGTACACATGATCAATGCCAGTGAGCGTATCAGTAATGTAAAGAAGATGACTTCTTCTTCTACACCACCAGAAAAATGTTACCAACCAGAACCAGATGGTAAGTCTGGTAACATGAAGCTTGCCATCGGCTGTGTATTCTGTCCATACAAGTTTAACTGTTGGGCTGATGCAAACAATGGTCAGGGTATTCGTTCATTCAAATACTCTAATGGTGTAAGACATCTTGTACAGGTTAACAAGATTCCAGATGTAGAAGAAGTTATCTATGTCTAAGAGAAAAAGCAAAAGAAGCATTGACCATAAGTACAGGTCAAACTCTGAATACAATACTGCCCTTGTTCTAATCAAGAACAAAATTGATTTCCAGTATGAGCCAGATCCTATCTCCTACGTTTGGACTGAAGACAAGAAATACATTCCAGACTTTGTGCTCCCCAACGGTATCATACTGGAAGTCAAGGGCAGGTTCATGCTTGAAGACAGAAAGAAACATCTCTTTATCCGCAGCCAACATGGTTCAGATTACGATATCAGGTTTGTGTTTGATAACCCAAACAGGAAACTGTACAAGGGTGGTAAGATGACCTATGCTGACTGGTGCGATAAACACGGATTCAAATTTTGTAAACAAGGAGAAGGTATCCCGAAAGAATGGTTCAATGAGAAAAGAAGACATAGTTCTAATTGACGAAATAATAAATGATAATCCTTCGTCAGAGAAAACACTTTTCCTGTGTGTGATATTACAGGCATTGCTTGACGCTACAAAGCCTTCGTATGAAGGCGAACCTGACTCTTCTATACACGAAAGAGATAGGGCTGTAGCGTGGTTCTTTGCGTCTGTAGGTGTTACTGCAGAAGACTTTACGGCAGTATGTGACTTCGCTGGCGTGAACCCTGTGTACATGCGAGAGTTCGCATTCAAGGTTCTACGTTCCGGCGAAGTCGAATATGTAAGGAAAAGAATTAACGCAGTTCTTGGTCATTGACTATTGTTTTTCTATCCCATTGGTGATAGAATGGTATCTCGTTTTTTACGCAAAGAAAGGAAGCAACACATGAATAACTATCTACCAACAGACTACCAGAATTTTATTGCCATATCTCGATATGCACGTTGGAAGGAAGACGAGCAACGTAGGGAAACATGGCCCGAAACAGTCGGCAGATATTTCGATTACATGAAAGAACATCTAAACAAAAAGCACGGCTATGTTCTGACTGACGAGTTGCGTGGGCAACTAGAACAAGCCGTGCTATCCCTTGAAATTATGCCAAGCATGAGATCACTTATGACATCTGGTCCAGCATTGGCACGTTGTCATGTTGGTGGTTACAATTGTTCTTATCTGCCTGTGGATAATCCACGTGCATTTGACGAAACAATGTACATCCTGATGTGTGGCACAGGTGTAGGCTTCTCCGTTGAACGGCACAACGTAGAAAAGCTTCCTATAGTTAACGAGCACTTTGAGAAAAGTTCTACCACAATTAAGGTAGGTGACAGCAGACCCGGATGGGCAAGAGCATTGCGTGAACTGATTGCTATGCTCTATGCTGGACACATCCCACAGTTTGATGTATCTGAAGTTCGCCCTGCAGGTGCAAGGCTGAAGACATTCGGTGGACGTGCATCAGGACCAGCACCTTTGCTTGAGTTGTTTGACTTCTGTATTGAGAAGTTCAGGGGTGCGGCAGGACGCAAGCTTTATCCAATCGAATGTCACGACATCATGTGTAAGATTGGCGAAGTTGTGGTTGTCGGTGGTGTACGCCGTTCAGCATTGATCAGTCTTTCCAATCTGAACGATGACCAGATGGCACATGCCAAGTCAGGTATGTGGTGGGAACAGGAAGGTCAACGTGCTTTGGCAAACAACTCTGTGGCATACAAAGAGAAACCACAGATGGGAACATTCATGCGTGAGTGGTTGTCGCTGTACGAATCTAAGTCAGGTGAGCGTGGTATCTTCAACCGTGCTTCATCTAAGAAGCAAGCAGCAAAGAATGGTAGACGTGATGCTGATCATGACTTTGGTTGCAATCCTTGTTCTGAAATTATCCTACGTCCTTATCAGTTCTGTAACTTGTCAGAAGTGGTTGTTCGTGAGAATGATACACAGCAAACACTTGAAGAGAAGGTAAGACTTGCTACTATTCTTGGTACGTTCCAAGCAACATTGACAGACTTTAAATATCTTCGCAGTATCTGGAAGAAGAACACGGAAGAAGAACGTCTGCTTGGTGTATCATTGACAGGCATCATGGATAGCAAGCTGTTGTCTGGACGTGATCCAAATTACGGCATGAATATCTCAACAGTTCTTTCAGACCTGAAGGATGTTGCTATAGATACTAACTGCCTTTTGTCAGCAGAACTAGGTATTCCACAGTCAGCAGCTATCACCTGTGTCAAGCCTAGTGGTACAGTGTCACAGCTTGTAGACAGTGCTTCTGGTATCCATGCACGGCACAACGATTACTACATTCGTACTGTTCGTGGTGACAACAAAGACCCACTGACACAGT